GTAAAAACTTTAGCTAACAAATATTCTGCAGCAAAACTTGCTGTTAAGAATTTTGCAGACAAAGCAGCAAAGGCTCCGGAGTCCTTCAAACAATCTGCTAATAATGCTTTGCAAAAAGCTAAAGATACTGCTATGAATTTAAAAAATAAATTAATGGCAGCAAAACAAGGATCCTAATTTTATAATATGGAAGGAGAACATGGCCATGTTTAATTCTGCTATTCAGACTTTATCTGAAATGGCTATTGCTGACAATGGTACCAAAATTCCTCAAACTACAAAAGTATCTGTAGTTGAAGAAGTTAAATCCTTTTTAGATGGACTAGATACTATTCCTGTAAGTGAATGTAAATTCTCTGCAGAAATGGTTCCAGTTCGTGAATCTAAAAGATTTGGTAAATACTTAATTGAAATGGAAGACCTTTCTCGTTTTATGCTTACCAATAATATCTTTTCTGTAACAGAAGCTATTGGTTCTATCTTAGAATGTAATGGTCTTAAAGGTCAATACCATAATACTGCTTTAATCATTGATGAAGCTTCTATTCTTGATGAAATGAGTACTCTTGGTATTGGTACTGATGAAAACTTATCCAAGTGGCATGATTCTGGTTTAGGTAAAGGCTTATGGGGCGATCAAGCCAATGTAATGACTTATCGCAAATTTGCTAATACTAAACAAATGATGGATACTTTCACTGGTAAATACGGTATTCAGCTTATTAAGAAGAACTACAATGTTGGGTTAGCTGAAGCTGCTGAACAAGAAGATGTTCAACTTAAAGTAGAACCTACAGATCAAGTTATTCATGAAAAACCAGTTGAAGCTAAGAAAGCTGCTAAAGCATCTAATAAATTCATTGCCGATGATATCGAATCAGAAGATATTGGTGATGATTTAGATGATATGATGGGCTTAGGCGACATTGAAAGTGAAGATGATGATAAAGACTTAGAAGAAATTGAAGAAATTCAAGAATCTTTAGATCCTCATCAACAACATCTTCAATATCTAAGAGACGTTGCAGCTGGTAAATATGATAAAGATTTAATGTAATCCAATTAATGGAGGTATAATAAAATGGCATTATTCCGTTTTAATGAAGAAGCTTGCGAAGATCAAGCATGTGGTACTATTGGTCTAGATAATGACTCTAAAAAAGGTCTATATTTAGCTGATGAATATGATGATGACGAAGAAAAATTATTCGTTGGCGCTGGTGAAGAAAAAGAAACTAGCAAAATCAATATCCCTGCAGCATTAGCTGCTAAAACTGCTGGTGGTGTAGCTTTTGACCAAACAGAAGTTAATGGTGTAAATGGTGTTCATGAAGCATATTCTCGTAAAGAAACAGTCCAAGTAGGCAAATCGGTAATCAGACACCAATTGAAAAAGATGGGTTTAAAACCAAATAATACTGAAAAGCGTACTATGCATAATAAACTTAGTGACCACATAAACGGTTATTCTGATAGTGCATTTGATAGAGCAAACAAAGTTGCTGATAGCAAAGCTGCTCGTAACCGTGCTAAATACTTCGCTAAAAACTAATAATAAATAATTATCAATGCCTAGAGATTTACTCTCTAGGCTTGACCTTTTAATTGGAGGATAACTTATGATTTTTAATAATATGGATAAAGGTATTTTAGATGAAGCATCTGCTATTGTTGGTTCTTCTAAAACTCTTTTTCATGAAAACACAGAGTATTTTCCAGAATTAGTTATTATTAGAGAAAGTAAAGAGTATAATACTAATATCATTAGAATTGAAGATCTAGTAGAATATGCAACTTCTAATGGTATTACTAATGGTACTCAAGCTATCGTCAATGTTTGTGAAGCTAGTGATGTTCATACTTCTACAGTTTCTTTATCTTTAGATGAAGTTAATGCTTATGCAGATCAAGAAATGCTTGATACTGCTAAACAATTTGCAGAAGCAGGATTTCAAGTTTTCTTAAATCCTATTTCTAAGAATGATCCTGTATATCAAATAGCTGAAGCAACTTTCGATAAACTATATGATTTGATGCAACATGGAGAAGAAGTAGATTCTAATGATCTATTAAATGCTTATTTGAATGATGATTTCAAATCTTTAAAAGAAGCTGTAGATATCAATCCTCAAAATAAGATTCTTCAAAAACTCAAGAGAGTACCACAAGATGTATCTGAAAATATTAATGATAAAGAATATCTTGCAAAGAAAATGTCTTCTATGAGAAATATGTATTATTCTCTAAGAAACAAAGTCCAAGGCACAACTCCTACAAATATGAACGTTGCTACAGTAAAAGCTCTTATGAATAAAACTCAACAAGCTATTGGTTTTATTAAAGCAAAATTAAAGTAATAAATAACTAATTTTGAAATTTATAATAATTACATTATAATAAATCTTTGGAGATATGGATTTTTCATCGGATTTGATATCTCTAAAAGCAATGAAAATAATTTATAAATTATTACTTAAAATCATTATGATCATAATGGAGGTATTTACCTATGTTAATCACTGAATCTCAGTTGAACCGTTCCACAAGCTTCCAAAATATTCTTGATGAAGCTGTATACTTGAACGAAGCTGAATCTGCTCTTAGCCCTGTTGCTATTCCTGTAGTTGAAAACTCCCGTATTGGTGCTGCAGTTGTTAACTTCTCCGACGTTGAACGTTTGGCAGAAGAAAACTGCATGGACTACTTCGAAGCTGTTGATGCTATTGCTGAAGCTAACGAAATCTCTGCTACTGATATCGCTGTAGCTGTTGATGAAGCTCGCATCATCATGGACCCAGAAATCGTTAACGAATGCCATAACGTAGTTGTTCGTCCTATTAGCGAAAACTCTGATGCATTCATTTTCGTTGACATGATGCTTGAAGCATTCGAAAACACTGGCGACGTTACTTTCATGAATATGCTTATTGATGAAACTGAAGGTGGCAATTCTGCACAACAAGGACAAAAAGTTGTAGATGCTAATGGCACAGATGACAAACCTGCTGGTGATGGCGGCGAAAAAGAAGTTGGTACTATTCGTAAATATTTGGACAAAATCAAATACTACGCTTACACTAAACCAAAAGAATGGATCGCTAACAAAATTGCTGCTCTTAATGCTAAAGCTGAAGCTTACAAAAAGAAAACAGCAGAAATGGGTGACCAAGCTCCTTGGTACCGCAAAATCGTTAACATGATCATGAAAGCTGTTGCATGGTTGACTGCTAAAATGACTGGTGATGATCGTCGTAAAGAAGCTGCTAAAAATTTAGCTGATAAAGAAGCTGAAAAGAAATAATCTATAAGAATTATAAAAGATATAATTATTTTTAGATAATACAATTGACCTAGGGGCTTAATTGCTCCTAGGTCTTTTTTGTATTTCAAATACCTATGACACTTTAGTAATTTAATCAAGATAAAAAGTAATGAGGTATTTATATGGGATATTTTAAATCTTATTCTTTGAATCTAAGTGAAGATTCAAAACCATCATCTACTCTAGATGCATATATAAAAATAATTACAAGCTTTGCCTTATCAACATTAATAGGGCAAGCTATAAAAATATTCGTAGAGGATAAAGTAACAGAGGATTTCGTTATTAAGTTAGAAGCTTATAAGTCTAATAAGAAATTCTATAATTATCTTTCTACCGAAGTATCTAAAGTTTATAAAAAGAACCCAGCTTATAAAAGAATGACTTATGAAGATTATCTTAAAACACCTTTGTCTAAAAAGATGAAAGCATTCTATAATAAGAAAGATCTCAAAACAGTAGCTAAGAAAGTAAAAGATGCTTTAGCTGCTGGTACTATAAATGCATTAGTTGGAGCTATGTTTAAATTCCCTGGTGGGAAATCTATGATCATTCCAATCTTCTATGTATTAAATAAGAACCATATTGGACTTGGAAGAAGTTTTATGTATATGGCCCTAGAAATAGAAGGTGCTTTAGTATTATTAGGTCTTAATTTTGGTAAGACTGGTAATCTATTTATAAATGAAGTAGAGCTATATAGCTTCGATGAAAATAATGATATTGTTCGTGTACCAATTCCAAGACCTCCAGTAAGATTGTATCAACTTACAAAAGAAGATATGAAAAAGATTACTAAGAAAATGGAAGAGTATAAGAATAAAAATACTAATCAAAATCCAGACCAATTGCTTGTAGATTATATTAAAGAATTGAGAGATGAATTATGTTAAAAGATGACTTTTTTAATGCAATCTCTGAATCATGTGAATATGATGCTATCTTAGATATGGTTCAAGAGAATAGAGATATGCTTCTTTGGATGTATGAAAATGGATACATCTCTCAAGAATATTTTGAAGAAGCAGAAAACTCTGGAAATGATCAATGGAGATTAGATAATATAACTGCTATTAAAGCTAATCTTAAAAAGTTTAAAGATTATGCAAATAATCAAGGTAAACAAAATAATGAATGGCTTATTCAAAATAGAGATTATATAATCGATCAACAAAAGTATCCAGTAAAAAGTGGAGCTAATATACAAAATGCTCCTACATATACAACAGCCTTTGCTAGAATTAAGAAACCGCTAAGTTCAAATATAAATGGTGTAGACATAAAAAGAGTTACTATATTAGATACTAAAGCAAATAACTTACAAGGAGATGCTAAAAAGCAAGCTGATTATAAAAATAATTTATGGTTCAAAAAGATGCTTGTAACAGATTATAATGGACAAGGGCCTTTTGATAAATTTGCTAGAGATTATTATTATGGGATTGATAAAAAGGTAAACTTACAATCCCAAGATATTCAGCAATTACTTCCTAAGGCATATAACTTCTGCACTACTTATAATGCATTGATCAAATCTTTAGAAACAGATGTAAATGGGATTATAAATTATATCAATAAAAATCCTATTACTGGTAATCAAGAACCTACTTTAAGCCAAGTTCAGTTAGCTGCTAATAAGAATGCTTCTGATGTAAACAAATCAAATACTCAAGGCATGGCTACCAAACCAGTAAATGCTGATACAGATTATTCTTTATTTAGATCGACTTACTTCAAAGATCTATTATCTGAAGATGATCAAACTAAAACTTCTACAGCAACTCCTAAAATGTCTTTCTCCAGTAATTCATCTAATGGTGATAATAATCAAGATGGATCTAATCAACCACAAAATCAAAACAAACCTAAACAAGATCCTGAAGATAGTGAAACTGTAGTTTATAATAAAAAGAAACTGGTTTGCGATATTCTAAAACAAGCATTAAATGCTAAGATGACTGCAGCTGGTATGTTATATAGAGACTTATTCTCTTATATGCAATCCCATGTGAACAGTTATTCTAAGAAAACAAACCAAAATCAAAAACAACAACAGGAAAAGCTTAATACAAATCCTAATAAACAATCCACTGATCAAAACAATACTCAAAATGGAGGTGAATAGAAATGCCTCTATATGAACTTGATGAAGCAAGAACTATCAAAACCATTGAAGGTTTGGTTAGAAAGTTTAAACGTATTACATCTGGAAAAACTCATCACAAACCAGATATGAGAAAGTATCAAAAGACTTTCTTAGGGGACAGATTTGTAGCACAACCTAAGAAGGCTGGGGACTGGAAAAATAAACAAGATACTGATGGGAATCCTAACACCTATAAATAATAAATACCCATACTCTTTATGAGTATGGGTACAATTTTGTGTTTAATTATATACTATAATAGTGAGTAGTAATATGTGTATTAAATAGGAGGTTATAATGATTCCAATTATATTATTACCAGTAGAATCTTTGATATCTGCAGTTCCTGTTATAGCAGGATCTGGTCTTAATTTATTATATAAATATAACAGACCATATGTGGATAATCTAGGACCAAGCTTTTACGATTTCTCAGATAATATAGAAGAAGATTCTAAATCTGAGGATTATTGTAGTATGGAAAAATATCGAGCAGTATTTAATGCTCAGAAAAATAAGAGAGGTTAACCCCTCTTTTATTTTTTTTTGAAATCATCGCTCAATATTACTTGACCTTAGTATAATAGAAAATAAGTAAAAAGAGAGCTGGTGACGATATAAATGCTTATTGATATGCTATTATTATTTGCAGTACATTGCTTGGCAGATTATCCTCTCCAAGGTGAATATCTAGAAAGAAACAAAAGAAAGTCTTTATATCTTTTAACCTGTCATTGTGTTTTATATTCCTCTATAGTATGGGTAGGATATTGCTTGATTACTGGAAGTAATTATCAAGCTTACTTTAGTAAAGTTATTTTTTTAATTATCTTCATCTCCCATCTATTAATAGATTTTGGTAAGTGCTATGCTATGAACTCATTGATTCTAGAACGAATTAATGGGTTAATAGATAATGAAAAGTTTAGAAGATTAGAAGCTACATTGAATAAATTTGATCAATTATTTCATATCATAATTCTTTTCGTCATTTACTTTTGCAAGTACTGACCACTTAATAATTGAATTATAATGATAGGAGGAAATGATGAAAAGATATCCTTGTCCTTATTGTAGCGAAACTTATCATCGAGATGATTTAGTTAAGCATATAGAACGTAAACATGATGAAGAAATTCCAGAGGGTTATACAGCATATAGATTAGTATACGATATCGTGAATAATAAAAAAGGTCATGGTAACTGCACTGTGTGTGGTAATCCTACTAAATGGAATGAAAAACGTCAAAAGTATGAACGTCTATGTGGAAATCCTAAATGCTATGAGACTGTTAAAAAGACTTATCGGAAACGTATGATGAAAGTCTATAATAAGATACATTTATTAGACGATCCTAAACAACAAGAAAAGATGCTTGCTAATAGACGTATTAGTGGTAAATATAAATGGTCTGATGGGAAAGAATTTACTTATACTGGCAAGTATGAGCTAAATCTTATGAAGTTCTTAGATGATGTACTCGAATTCGATTCATCTGAAGTTATAGCTCCAGGACCAATCTTAGAATACACCTTTGGTGGTAAAACTAGACATTGGATCACAGACTTTTTACTACTTCCTTATAATCTAATCATAGAGGTTAAGGATGGTGGTAAAAATCCTAATACTAGAACTATGACTGAGTATAGAGCTAAACAAATAGCTAAAGAAAAGATGATTACTAATATGGGTGAATACAATTATCTTCGTTTGACAGATAACGACTTCTCTCAATTATTTACAATGCTTGCTGAATTAAAAATGCAAGTTGTTGAAGATAAAGTTACTCCAATTTCAAGAATAAATAAATAGGAGTTTTCAATGAATATATTTACAAAGGCTTTGTCTGAATCTAAAAATAAAGACTACAATAAAAATACTATAGAAGATTTTGAAACTGAGTTCAAAAAAGAATTCTATGGAAACATGGTATCTTCTAGAAAAGAAAAGATTGGATGGCAAAAGGAAATCATTACTAAATTTGGTAATAAGCTTTCTTTCATTAGTTCAATCATGATGGATAATCTGAGTGTAAAAGAAGCTATTCATAATCTATTTAATTCTAAAAAGATTTTGGCTGATTTTAGAGAATATGCTGCTAATAAGCTTACTAGTAAAAAGACTAAGATTGAGTATATTGAAAAGCAATTAGAAGATTATCCAGAACTAGATTATGAAAGATATCAATTAGGAAATCTTAAATCAGATATTCCTAAATTGAAGATTGATATCAAAGATCTATTAAGTTTGTACTTAGATGAACAATATTGGACTGGTACGAAGAGTTTAAAAACTGTCAATTTTTATAAATATAAAGATTATGAAAGTAAAGAATCTCTTCGTACTTTGTATGAAAAAAGATCTAAGTATTTCCATAGAACTGATAATCTAAATCCGTCTGAGATTATAAAAATCTCTAATCAATATGATATTGAAATTGCTAAAGAATTGAAAATTATCCATACAGATTATGAGAACTATATATCTCAAATCGAATCTATTAAAGATAAAATAGATATACTTTTCAAGAAGATGGTTAATGATAGATCCCTATCTAGAGATCAACAAAGTAGAATTCGGAATGTATTTAAATTATACTTAGATGATTTTTTGCATATCCATAAGATTCTCAGAAACTACAATCTTGTTTCTATGCAATTTTATATAGATTACTATAAAGAAACATCTCAAGTTATCCATACTATCTTTATGGAAACTGGTGCATTTAGAGCTAAGTTAGATAAGAAGGATGAATAATGGCTTTATATATTATGGAGTCATCTAATGACATTGAGGATCTTGTAGGTTCCTTAAATTTATCATTAGATGAACAAACGGCATTAGAAGAAGCTGTCATTCTAGAAGCAGAAGAAGAGAAAAATCCTTTTGAAGGCAAAAGTCCTAAAGAAATAGAAGATGCTGCTAGAAAAGCATTCTATGAGAAAATAGGAAAAAATCCTGAAGACCAAAAGACATTGAAAGATATAATTATTGGTCGTGATAATCTTATGAGGAATACCTTAAAAAGGGAATATGAAAACGCTCCTAGAACATGGCTTGCTTCTAAAATAGCAGCTTTTAGAAGTTTATATACTAAGCTAGAAGCAGAGCTTGATCAAGAACGAAGTATGAATCGTACAAATATGCTAAGAAAATTTATGCGTATTTGTATTAAAGTAATTGACTGGTTAGCTCTAAGACTTCAAAAAGTTGCAAATAAAATAGGTACCAAAAATGACGAATATGGTGCTGTACATCTTACAAGATATCGTAATAGAGAATTTAATGGCAGAATTAGAGCCTTGCAAAAGAAAGTTGGAATTGCTGTAAATGATCGCGGGGTTACTTACAGAGATGACAATGATGGAAGCTTTGATTACGATTAGCAGCGATCTAGCTGGCTATTAAATGCTCTGCACATTATAATAATCTTTAATATTACTATTTTATGATATATCATGAAAAGGAATGGTGACCTTAATGCGTGAAGGTAAATTTGTAAAAATCATCGCTCCAGGCGGTGCTGTACTAAATTTCGTTGGTGTCGCTGGCACTACAGAAAAAGCTCTTATGGAAACTGCAGTTATTGCTAAATTGTTAGATCGTGGCTGTGAAGTATTTGAAATTAAAGAAGAAGCACAAGAAGGAAAAGAACCAAAAGTAACTTACACTCCTCTTTATAATGCTTATGATGAAGCTGGTAAGGAAAAGCTTACTGAAAAACAAAAAGAAGACTTCGAAAAACGCGGTTTCAAAGAATATTCTACTGATAATGGTGGTAAGAAAAATATTGATTCTAAAGAATTAGAAGCTATCTTGATCGAAGATCTTGAAATCATTGCTAAACAATTATTAGAACAAGAAGAAGCAGATCGCGAAACTGCTGTTGGTGAAAAGCTTAAAATTCATATTGCAGAATTAAATGCTAAAGAAACAGTTGAAACCACTCCAAAAACTGAAGAAGAAGTTATTACTGAAAAAGCATCTGCTCGTTTCAAAAAACATTTCGAAGACTTAGTTGCTGAAGAAAAAGCTAAAGCAGAAGCAGCTGCTAAATCTGAAGAAGATAAAGCTAAAGAAACTGCATTCGATAAAGGTGCTGTTTATCGTCAACTTCCTCGTTTTGGTAATAAACCATCTTCCTCCACTTTCCGCTATACAGCTGATGGTTCTTTAGAACCTGATACACATACAGAAGAAGTACATGGCGAAGATTCTCATACAGTAGCTCCTCCAACACCTGCAATCCCTGGCGAGCATACAGCTACTTCTGAAACTTCTGGTACACCAGCTGCAGCTGGCGCAGGTACAACTCCAGTTAATAGAGGTGGTAGAACTCCTGAATCTGGAAACCCTGGTAATCAAGGCCAAGGTGGTAGAGCTTCTTCCAGAAGTGCTTCTACTGAAACGGCAGCTTCCACAACTAATAGACCAGTTGCATCTGAAGAAAATAGAGATCATTTATAATATAAATTAGGTGAACAGTTATGGGATTATTCATAATGAGTTCTAATTTAGTTGAACAATGTTTTATGGACTTTAATAATATTCTCTGTGAAAATGTTGAAGGTCCTGTTGCAGGTAGCATTGACGAAGATTTAGATGGTCTTGCTAAAGGATTTAATACCGCTGTAAATAATATTAAAAAAGGAGGCCAACCTACTGGGGAGGCCTCTCTTATTAATAGCATTTCTAAAGTAAAAAATCTTAATTGGTTGCAACGTAAACAAGATGAATTAGAAGCTAAATTAGAAAAATATGAACAAAAAGTGAAGTCTGATAAGACTGGTACTTTTAGTAAAATTTGGACTAGATTAAAAGCTTTTATAGTTAAAGTAATTCATGCTATTGTAAAAGCTATCAATACAGCTCATGGTTGGATTAAGAAGAAAGTTGGTAAATAAATGCCTCTATTTCAAAATGAACAACTAGTTCTTGAATCGTGCATTTATGATATTTCTAATTCTATCAAATCTGTAATAACTGAAAATTCAGATGACGAAGATGATGTATCTGAAAGAGTAAGAATTGCAAGACACATATCAGATTCTATTCGTCATATTGAAAGAGGCGGTGACCCATTCGAATTCGCTAGAAGATTGAATGGATTTAATGTATATAGTACTGATATAACTTGGTTAGAAAAACAGCAGTTAAAAATAGAAGAAAAGCTTGAATTTTATGATAAAAAAACAAAATCTAAATCTAATGGAGTATTTGCAAGAATTTGGGCAAATATTAAATTATTTTTAACAAAAGTCCTTAGATGGATCGTTAAATCTATAAATACTGTACATAGATTTGTTAAAGATAAATATAGAAATATCAAAGCCGCTGTAGATGTTCGTATCAGGAACAAAAGTTTTTAAGGAGGCTTTATATGGGATTATTTAATATCAATGAATCTAAAAGCCTCATATATTCTAAGGATAATAGTATTTCATATTTTTCAGAAGCTAATATTCATGAGATTAGATATGAAATATACATGCAAGAAGTTGTTAAGTTGATCGACGCTGGTATAAAGGCTGACGGTGACATGAGCAAACTAGTTAAAATAAATGGTATGTTTCAGCACATAGATGATTTAAATTGGCTAGAAAGACTTCAACTTAAAATGGAAAATAAAATCCAGGAATATAATAAAAAACTTAAAAATGATAAAACTGGAACATTCTCTAAAGTTTGGACTAATATTAAAAAATTCTTATTAAAAGTGGTTCATAGTATTACTAGTACTATAAATAAATTAGTTTCAAAAGCTAAGATTTTATACAAAACTAATAGTTCTCTTAGATCTGGAAGAACTCCAGAAAACTATATAAGAATAAGAAAAATGAACCAAATAAAAGATAAAAATATTAGAAATAAAATAGCTTCTAGGATAGGATCTAAATATTATAAGCAAATTTATAATAGTAAGAGACTCTCTAGAGAACAAAGAGATAGCTATTTAATAGACGTTGATTAATTGAATATATGGAGTTAAAATGGGTTTATTTACAATTAGAAATACAATGCTGGAAGAGTGTATTTATGATTTTAAATATAATCTTACAGAAAATGATGAATATGATTTAGGGGATTTGAATAAAAACTTTAATCAAATATTCTCTAATGGTATAGATAAAATTAAAAATGATGAGAGTGCCACTCCTGAAGAAAAAAAATTGGCCGTTCTTATCGTAAAATTTATGGAACCTACTTGGTTAGAAAAGAAATATATACAATTAGAAGCTAAATTACAAAAATATGAATTTCAAGCAAAATCTGATCAAACAGGCGTATTTAAAAAGGTCTGGATTAAGATTAAATCATTTGTTGTTAAGATTATTCAACTTATTACAAAAGCCTTAGCAAAAGTTCATAGATTTGTAAAAAATAAATATTATGATTATAAAATAGAAAAACAATCTAAGGCTGTTGAAAGAGAAAGGGCTTTAAATAGACCAAGATAATATTTCTTCTTTTTTATAAAGTATTATATTAGATTGATAATGTTTATTGGAAATAAAAGGATATTTAAAATGGCTTTATTAGTATTAAAAGAGTCTCGTTTTTTTTTAGATGAGATTGCTGATGATATCACCTCTATTTCTTTACAAGAAGAAAGAAAAGCCTTTGGTAATTTCACAAAAGAAGTAGGTGCTCAAGCTATTCTTAAAATGATAAATGCTGGTATAAAAGCTAATGGTGATATGAGCAAACTTGTTAAGATCAATGGCATGATTCAACATGTTGAAGATCTTAACTGGCTAGAAATTCTTCAAATGAGAATGGAAAATAAAATTCGTGAATATAATAGAAAATTGAAAGATGAAAAAACTGGAAAACTTTCTAGAATATGGACGAATATTAAAAAATTCTTATTAAAGATTATCAACTTCATTACTTCTGCTATAAACAAATTAGTATCTGGTGGTAAATTGGCATATAAGGCAGCAAAGAATGTTGCTAGTGGTAGACTTACCGATTTTTCGGATATACCTTCGGCAGCCCATCAAATAAAAGATCCTAATGTTAGGTATAAAATAGCTTCTAGAACTGGTGCATTGATAAGAAAATATGGAAAAGATAAAGAAACAGCAGATGATGCTAAATTCTATATGGGAATCTAAATATTTTCTGATAATCATATGAGAAGAACCATAACGGTTCTTCTCATCTTCTTGTGTTTAACCATAATGACACTCTGATAATATAAAATGGAGGTTATTATATGCAACAATGGAACTTCAAGGTATCAGGTAAGATTTTAATACCTGGAGAAAAGTCAGATGGTCTTATAATCAAACCTGAGAACTTTAAAAATATAATCAGAATCAGTGATTATGAAAATAAAAATATGCCTACAATGTTAGCACATGTAAATTTAGATAAGAATCTTTTTGATAAGATTATTGCTAATGCTAAGATTGCTACAATGTATTTAAAAATAGATAAGTATGATTCTAATCAAGAACTAGAATCTCCTACAGTAGAATCTTATATAGAAGATGAATTCTCTGTATTTGTATCTAATGATATAAACTATTATAAAGAATTAGATTACAAAGAAAAAGATAGTGATGGGAAAGAAAAACAAGATGTGTATAGAGAAGCATATCTTGGTCTTATGAGTAAGAAGTGTATCGATGCCAATAAGACTGTAGCAAATACTACAATGATGGATACCCATATGATGGATATATTAAGCTCTTATATGAGTAACCTACACTTATTGGTAGAACCATTCCAATATAATAGATTACAAAAGCAGTTAATCATACCACCAACAGATACTCTTGTATCTTTGGTAGCTTATCTAAACTCTGTAGAAGTATTTTATCCAACCAAATATCAATTCTTTATAGATGAACCATTTTGCACTTACCTAATATCAAAATCTGGTAAGGGTATTCCTATGAAGAATGAAAGATTTAATGATGTAATCTTGAATATCAGAGAAACTACAGATCCTAATACTGCTAACCAAGGTATGTATGTTGATACTGAAAGAAATCATTATTATATCGATCTATCTGTAACCGAAACTGCTTATAAGATAAATCATGATGTAGCTAAGATCATAAATAAATTTGATGCTATTATAAACCCATCTAAAGATAATAGTATTCTTAGCTATGATAATATTGCTAAAACTAAAGCATACATTGATCGTATTGTAGAGAAGTTTAAACAGATGATCAAAAAGATGGTTAAGAAGATGGGTAATGTTCCAGAGAAACTTAATCATTGGAATAGTGTGTTTAAAAACAACGTCTTAAATAAAGCTAAAGAACTTCATGAATATCAAAACAAACTAACAGAGACTGTTATGCAACAAGCAACTGGATTCCCAACATCTGTTCCTGCTAAACCTGGGAAGGTAACAATTAATGTACCAGTAGTACAAAGTGCTTTTAAATCTATCACTAGTAAATTCCTTGGTAATGGCATACTAGGTTTCAATAAGCAATATGAACGTATTACTAAGATGAGTGAGAGTTTTGATAAGAATATCAAGAAGATCTCTCCAGTATTCTATGATTCGGAATATCTTGATAATTACTTAAACTCTGTTACAGAAATCAATGTTCAAGATGTTATAGAAGCTACAAAAAATTCTGTATCTAAAATCAACTCATCTTCTTATTCTGCATCATCTCATTCACAATCTAGAATATTCTCACAAACAGATGCTCTAGATAGTAGTATGGATAAGATAGGATCTATTGCTGATAAGGCTATTGGATTTGTAAATAAAATAAAACCTATCTATGATAGATACAGTTCCGTATTTACAGATTCTAGTACTCATGTTCAATTTGAAGATTTGTTTACAAATGCATCTAAACTAATGGAGAATGTTCATGAGATGCAAGGTTATGTAAACACAGTAAAAGGAGTAATAGGTAGCCTTAAAAATATAACTTCCTTTATAACTGGATTTGCTAAAAACCTATTCTCATTCTTCCCTAGCTTTAATGATATCTTATCTTGCGATATTAAGAGTAAATTTGTTTCTTTAGTAACAGATGTATCTGCTATTTCTTTTACTGGGGAATCTATTTATAATAAATTATCTGCTGCTGGAAAGTATATGGCTTCTGGTGGATTCATGAACCAATCTGATCTACAATTATTGAAAAATAATCTAGACAGTGTTACAGATTTAACGGGTATAGGTCAATTGGGAGTAGGTAGTTTTGAATCTGACGTAAATCTAGGTGGTTCCTTTGGGGATAGTAGACTAGGTACTCAAATTATCGTTACAAAGAATGATAATCCTAATGAAATAAAGAACCATAAATCAGAATTGGAGAATAGAATCAATAAACTTACAGTAAATAAATATGATCTAGATCCATCTGTATTTACACCTAATAAAAAATACGTTGTAAAGAACTATGCAGCTCATGCAGATAAAGATGGTCTGTTCTTATTAAATAAGAAAACAGAAATCTATACTAGAGAATCAGACTATTTCAAATGCATCACTATGATGAACTTCTCTAAAATATTAGAAGTTCCGAATAATGAAAAGGCTGCTGATGCTAATAGTACAACAGCAAATAATAATAAGACTACTAAGATGGATTGGTACAAAGCTTCTAACGGTAAGATGGATAAATTGAATAGTAATGTAAACGTAGTATCTTCTGAAGGTAAAGGTATTACGACATCTAAAGTCAATAAGAACACAAATACCAAAAAAGAATTAGGAACTAGATCCATGAGTGATATGGTTCAATTGATTAGAAGATAAAAAAATAAAGGGTAGAGTCGTTATGACTCTACCCTCATTCTTGTTTGTATTTAGATATCATAGTTTTTCTAATAAGATAGGATTTTGAGAGAAATATTGATCATTGATATTCTTTAATGCTTCAGGATCATTTACCTGTTCTAAGAATACTGTGTCTATAGCTTCAGGCATTGTTCTATACATATAAAGCTGATAATCTAGATCGATACATCTAAACCTATTTACTATCTCATCATAAGAATGAGAATCTAATCCTTTATTAGGATATAATTTACAAGCCACATTGAACAAAGAGTCTGGAGTAGCTTGATCAAATTGTTCATCTATACTTTTAAGAATCTTTAAAGATTGCTTATAATTGAATAAGGATTTTAGATTTCTTTTTGGAATACCAGAAAGAGTCATAAATCCAGATAACCAAGATTGGTTTACTTCAAACTTTTCAATATGCTGTTTCTTTATTTCTGCAATATAAGAATCTAAAGCATTCTCTTGAGTAACTAAATAAGAAGTATCATCAGAAGTTCCAGGTAATGGTTTCTTCTTATAAAGCATAATAAGATCTTTTACTTTAGATGGTAATTGGAATGCATATTGAGATGAAGTTATAAATAAAGATGGAGCAGTAATCTGTCTATTCTTAAACTTAGTAATCATATCATAAGCCATAACAGAAGTTTCTACTGTGCCCATCTTGAAGAATATATTATTCATATACTGGCATAGCATTTGGATAAGAGGTATATTCTGATTTACCATATCATATACTTCTTTATTATTTACCATTCGCATTGTATATTTTCCATTATATTCTGGGCAGAATCTTTGTTGAGTAGCCGCACCAGTGGTAGGAGAATATAATAAGAATACAAAGCTATCTATACCAGCTTTTCTGAAGAATGATTTATAATGTATTGCAAGGTTAGCAATACAAGCAGTTATATTATAAGGATTAGTTACTTTATAGAAACTGAATATAGGAAGCAATGCCTGATACACGTCTATATAAATATTAATCCATTTAGGAACTGGTTTGTCTTTATAGTATTCTGTAAATAGTCTATTAAGTTTATCGTATTTGATAAACTGAGCATAAAGAATATGCTCTATAGGCACAGCTTCTAAATAATCATATTCTTTTACTCTATTATTAGTCATAATTCCACCTTATTTGTAATCATGTAAACTACCACCTCTAGAGATAGATCGTTTACCAACTTTAGGGGTATATTTTAAACAAGTTTGTCCTGCATTCTTATTATATAATAAAGGAATACATTCATCACAAACTCTTGAGAACATCCACTTCGATGGAGAATATTGTTTTCTACCACAATATCTACAAGTGAACGGTAATACTTCAGCTTCATTCATTCTAGAAATGCATGATTCACAGAATGGTACTCTCATAGCATCTGGTTCAATAGAAGTAGGATGCTTGCAGATAATACATTGGAACCACCATTTCTTAGAACGTAAAGGAGATTCTTCTTCGTCTAGGATACAATTTTCAAAAGTACAACGTCCATACATATCTCTATGCTTGCATGGTTTATCAATACCTTGAACGAGATATTTACACATCTCTAATTGTTCCATAGACTCATTCTGATTATCACCTTTTATTTCTTCGTATTTACTTTTCATCTATTTCACCTCTTTGAATAAAAGAGGACACTTTAATCATCTAAAACACTCTTAGGATCAAAGTAATCATCCTCACTAATGGTTACTTCAGTGTTTTTAGACTTTTCAATTTTCTTTTTGCCAATTACCTTTACAAGAGAATCATCAAAGTCTTCTCTGTCTTTGATATTAGTAATAATCTTTTCAGTATTGCCAAAACCTTTTTCTGCTAATACTTCAGTAAGAGTATGAGGACCTTGTTCTGTGATAAAGGATAAACCTCTCATAGGAGTTTCTTTATCCACATCGATAATCCATTTACGGATTTCTAATTTAGGGTCTCTGCCATTCCAACCTACTTCTCTAAGCATGATGGAAGAATTGCCAGTACCTTCATCGATTAATTCATTGATCCCATTCTCTTTGATTTCGAATTTAATAGGACCGCCATCTTTTTTGAAAGCCATTTTATTATACCTCATAAAAAATAAATATAAAGGAAGGATAGAGAGATTTCTCTCTATCCTCATTCCCTTATATTATATTAGAGCAAGACAGTTTATATATTATCAAATATTAACGATCTGTGTTGATACCCAAGGAGTTGGAACCAAGACCATTGAAACCAAAGCGTTCAGCTAAACGATATACGTCACCAGAATCTACTCTCCAAAGAAGAAGATTGAAGTTAGTAGCTGTTACTTTACCAGTTACAGGATCTTGAATTGGGTTAATTGGGTTTTTAACTTCGATGTTGTAATTCCATTTACCACCAGTAGAGGATTTGTGACCAAATACTGTTTTGATTACTTTATAGATATCAATATCTACGGAGAAGTAAATTTGTGGACGAGAGAATTGGGAAGGAGCTGTAGTTACTTCGTTAGTAACAGCATTCCAGTTAATACCACCATTACGGTTGAATGCGTTGTTAGGTAAGAAGTCTTCCAATTTGCTTTGACCTTCGGAAGTCAATTGAATATTTTTCCAGTTACCAGTTGGGTTGTTCAAACGATTTGCCAAGCTAAGACGGCTAGCAATATCGTTCATGTTTTTACCACTGTTAGCATCTTCTACTGCATAGCAACCAGATGGATCTTTAGATTTGTCGGAAGACAAGGAGAAGAAGATACGGGATTGGATACGACCAGTTTGAGGATCCAATTCCAATTTGGAACCAAAGAAGTCATCGAATACGGAATAGAACAAACCGTTTACTACTTTGGACAAGTCACTCAAGGACATGTAACCAGCGGAAAGAAGTTCTGGGAAAGTTGCTTTTTCTTCTAGTTCGATTCGTTCTTTCTTGGAATCAACTTTTTCGTTTGGTTTAGCGTTGTTAAATAATTCAGCCATTTGTTTTTCCTCCTAATATATTAGAAAATGGACTTAGGTTAGTATAAATCGATGGAGGCCTACCATCACTAACCTGGAAAATATATAGAAACACGATATAAAAAATATCGTGAGACTAACTTAGATTCATAAACTTCGAAAATTCCTCTTCTGACATTACGTCATCTTCAGAATTTCCGATTTTCATTAGATCCAAATCTTTAACTACCTTAAGTTTTAAAATAGCTATTTCATCATTATCAAATTTAACAAGTACTATTTTGTACTTAGGATCATTATTTCTAATAGTAGAGATGTGATCATACTCATACTTCTTAAATCCAACCTTATCTAATTCGATATACTTTAACTTATAATCTATATCATTATTAGTTAATACGACTGGATCTCCTAGAGTTGTATAGCATAGAATATATAATAGATTGATTAATGAATTATATTTAGCCTTTTTGAATTCATCTTTATCCTTATAATCACCTATTACTAATTCCCCATAAAGCTTTACGAATTCATCATAACCCTCTACTCCAACCATAGGGAAACAATTTAAAATAGTACACAAATTACCATTTATAAAGGTACTATCTAAATTATTGTATATAGTTGAAAACTTTATTGTTATTGGACCTTCGCTACCATCTTCAGGATCTTTGGCTTTAAAAGTACCAGATAAGTTTTCTATACCTATTAATCCCTTTAAGGATTCATAATTATCTTCATAATATAGATATGAGACTCCCTTGAATTTTGTATCTATAACTTCATCGGGATCATAGATAATTTCTGGAATACTTCCTTTTAGATTGAATCTATCAGTATTAATTATAGAATTCAACGGCATTAGTTGATATGATTCAAATATAGATAGTGGGCTCATAGCATCTTTATAAGCCTTTTTATCTTTAAAATCAACTCCTAGAGCTCTAGATGCTAATCTATCTAATTCTTTAGATAAAGATATAATAACAATATCAGCATCTTTGATATCTTCTGGAACATAATCTTCTTTGATGTATTTATTGAATATTAGAAATATGCCGTTCTCTTTTGTTCTGGTATCTACACAAACTTCTACAGTACAAACACCTTTGGGAGTTAGAGCTGTATAGAAATCAAATAGTTCAGATTCTTCTATCTCGAACATTCTTTTATTTTCATCTTCTATAGGAACTTCACCAAAGTCTTCTACATATGCAAATATCTTACCATCTTTCATTTCAGATATGGCTCTGATTAATTTTGGGTAAGTAGCTTTAATGGAACTTCTTCTTGTAGATAGATAGAACTTCCTACCTCTAAAGTATTTAAAGTTTCTTTCCATAGTAAAAAAATACTTCCTTTCTTTTTAAATTTGTTTTTATTTTTTAAGAATACGTTATTAACTGTTTAATTTTATATATTCTCATAATTATAGTGTATAATTAAAATGAAATTTAAAAGAAAGTAAGGAAGAGGAATAACCCTCTTCCTTTATGTTTATTTGTTTGGATTCAATAGATTATAATAAGAATCAAAAGTTTCTAGATCTTTATCTTTGTTTAAAGTATCAGTTCCTCTAGAATTATCCATTCCTTTAACTGGGGTAGAAGTAACGAATTCGTTTACTGTCACTAGAGTTAGATACGGAATCAAAGATTTATGCTCACCAATTAATTCCATATTAGGTTTTTCTTCAAATAGAGTAGCAGCCCTAGTATTACAAATACCAACATTTCGAACTAAAGTATCGTATTCATCACCATCGAAAGTCCCTAGATTATAAACAGTATATTTATCAGGAGATTTCTTGGAAAGCAAAGTATCAATATCTTTAACTCTAAATGAGGAGTTATTATACTTTTCAATCAATACTTTTAAAGTATCAGAAATGTATAATCTAAAATCAGCTACTAGTAATTCTTTATTCTTAGAAGTTGTAAGTTCAGAGCTATCTTTAGATACCATAGATTCTATTTTACTAACAATATCTTTCTTCAATCCTTTAGTAGTTGGTAATAAGTATAAGCTAAATTCACAAGTACTTAATTCATACCATTCTTTTAGCTTATCTAAAGAGATAGGTTTAGCAAGTTGTTTATCTATAATAGGATAAATAGGTTTACCATCAACAAATCCATCTAAGGATAATAATACTTGAGGAATAGTATCTAGAGTATCTTCTTTATGTTTGCCATTAATAGTCATTACATAAATACCATCTACTGGTAATTTAAATTCTACATCTTCAGTCAAATGATTATATACTGGCATAGATCCGATGTTTACATAATTACAGATAACTTTATCTTTCAAGAAAGAATCAGCCATCTTAGAAGCAGCAGCTCTATAATAATCATTGAATTCTACACTAGGATTCCAACCTAATCTGATAAGATCATTACCAACTTCTATATTCCATTTATTCAAAGTATATTCATTTAAGAATTTAGTAGAAAGTTTGGCAACTTCTGTAACCCATTCATTCTTTTTGAATGTAGTTTTCAAACCACTACAAGATCCTTTATAGTCATTATACCACTTAATAGCAAATACATTATTACTCTTAGGAGAGTTTTGTAACAATGTTTCTATTTCAGTATAATTAAGCATAGGAGCAAATACAGATCTAAAGTTTGGTTCTTGAAGATAATCGATTCTATCTTCTGCAGATTGTACTGTATGATCAATCATTTCAGATTCTACTAAAGTCTTACTATTTAAAGATAATACAGAGTAAGCTTTCTTAGCACAATATAAAGGATCGAATGATTCTCTAATAGTATTATTAGCTGCATCTATATACAATCCTGGATCTGGAAGATTGGATTCGTTGATATCAAATTTGATAGGATCGAATTCTCTAATTCTTCTTCTAAAGTAATCCATTAGATCAGTATCATCACCAGACTTTTCTATTATAGAAAGAGTAAACTGGATAGCATCAATCATTTTGAAATTACTAAACAAATCAAAGATCTTAGATTTTTCATGTCTAGCCAACTTTCTAAAGATCTGTAAGAAGAATGAATCGCCTTTAATTACAATAGGATACGTAAAGAGTTTAGGATGTACATCGAATACTGGTAAAGATTCATTACACATTTCTACAACAATCTTACGTTGTTTTGAATAAGTATTGATTAACCAATAGAAGAAGTTATTCATAAACTCTTTAATCTTGAATTTGAACTGAACAGATTGTTGTCCATATAGTTCAGAGTCTTTGATGAACTTAATATACTTAGGATGTGTAGTAGCATATTTATAAATAGCAGGAGATAATCTAACACAAGCCTGGATATCTTCTGCAGATTTAATATTAAAGAATTCCTTCATATCTAAGAACTCTGCTTTATACTTCTTACATAAAGTCTTAGCTAGTTCAGATTTATTTGTAGTAGGCAAACCTATTAACAAGATCATTCTGTAGAACTTGAATCTATTCATATTATAGAAGATATCTTGTTCTGGAAGAATCATAGGAGTAGGATGCTTTTTGATTTGATCTGCAATACCAAAGTTATAATCTTTCATAGGATCTAGCTTGCTTTCATTCATAGATCCAGAATACTCTGTTTCAAAATCATCATCAAAGTCATCAGCTAGAAATTCTTTGAGTTGTTTTTCATATAACTCAGATACATCCATACCATAAATCTGAACAGAGAAGTCATCGCAATTTAATTGCCTATCCCTATCTACAGACTTGTATTTATACCAAGCAGTTTCTAACTCATCTCTAGTTTGATAATCATCAAATAATAATGGATACCCATCATCAATATATTCTTGAGTCCATTTTCTTTTTTGTTCTTGACTAAAACCATATTCTTCTTTAATAGCAGAATGCGGGTAGTATATATCTTTCAATGGATTCAAAGTTGTATTAGTTTTATCTTTAGCATCTACTGCTCTAATATCGACAATGGTTCTAAAGTTTGGAGAATATTCATTATCAAACTTTCTGATATACTTATCAGCGCTGGATTCAATTCTAGTAGTCTTTAGTTTTTCTAAATCTTGTTTATCAAGATTAGCCACACCAGAATACTCATAATCAAGAGTATCTTTATTAATATTTCTTTTTAAGAATCTTGCTTTGTTTTTATAATAAAGCTGTTCATTTTCCATACCAAATAATTTCATAGCTTCATCATCTGCTTCATACCAATTATTTGGAGGCATAGATTGGAATTTGTACCAATCAGCTTCTAGATCCTTTTCATATTTATAATAGTCTTTAATGATAGCTCCACCATTGGCAGCTACCCATTTTTCTATTTCTTTATATTTAAACTCCCTATCTTGATCTTGGAAGTATCGTTCTGCATTAATAATTCCCATTTTTTAGATCCTTCTTTATATCACACATAAGAGCTTCAATAATCGCTTTCTTATTTTCTAATTGATCATCTTCAGGACCAAAAGATTCTGAGAAAGTATAATCAGCTGATGCTAACAAACTAACACCGCTAGCAGCAGTTTCATCTGGATTAGAAGGAGTATAAGATCCATCATTCTTTAAACGATCAGTTTGACCTAATTCTCTTTCCATATTATCGGCATCAGAAGATATAATCTTGCTAAGTTTCTTCAATTCAACTTTTTCTAAAAGATGGTCTATCTTAGCAAAGTTCTCTGTAAGAGAGATATGACCAGTAGCCATTTCATAAATGGATTGTTTCAAATCTCTAGACTCATAAGGAGTATCTAAGATATTATATAAGGAATCAAAATTTTCTTGAACCTTATCATATTTGCAAATATAAACCTCTACTAGTTTGCCTTCTAGATCTCTATTAGGTCTTGCAACTAGTTTACCATTCTTATCTTTTGTAATATGAGCATCATCTCTATCTAGAGTTGTTGCTAGCCCATAACTATCCCATCCATCAGATAGGTCTTTATCATCAATATTATGAAGGAGCATAACACTGTTATTTGGAGTAGTACCAACCATAGGGTTCATACTAGCTAAACCCATAGCTTCATCTATCATAAGATTTATTTCCCTCCTGTAAATTAAGTTATTCGTAATTACAAAAATGTCGAGTATAGGCAAATTAAGCCTATACTCATAAGGTTAAGTAAGTAATACATGTGTAAAAGTAGAGGTTTGTAGAAGTATATTAGATATAATACTGAAGGAGGAAAAACATAGAATTTATTTGGAAAAACGAAACGGAAAAACAACTTCTATATTTTAATACTTGGAGAGTAAAACTACCAATCCAGTATATCAAAAAAAGATTTTGGAAATGATTAGATAGTCTATCTGATGGCATGACATTTAAATCAATTTGGATAGTCAATCTAAGTTTGGGTTGGGTATAAGAAATCTTCTTTAATATACTTCTACACTTAAATGTTTTGTCCCCAATAATTTTTAAATTCGCGACATCCAAGTACTTGGAGTATATTTTTTTATAAGTAATACAATTTTGTAAAGAGGCGGTGAATAAATTGGCTAATAGCTTAACTAACACAAATGCTAATATTAGGGATTATCTTCTAGATGTAAATGATCTTAATCAACCAAAGGTTTTAGATCTCAGTGAAATTGAAACTGGCAAGATGAACTCTGCGGCATTATTAATAGTTAGATTATTACTCCTCAAAAAGGGAACCTACCCAGACTATCCAGATTTAGGTATAGATATTCGTGGTAGATACAGATTTGCTTTTGAAGAAGAGCTTATTACTTTAAGACAAGAACTTGAAGAGCAAATGACTCTATACTTACCAGAACTATTACCAGTTGAGGTAGAAGTATCTCTTTATAGACCAAAAGATTCTTTAGATAATAAGATTCTTTTCTCTATAACAATACGAGAAACTAGATTTAGTATCTTGTATAACATTGCTCAAAACACTATCGACGGTTTGATGTCAATGTAAATTCGAATATATTATTTGTAAAGGGGATAGGTAGCTCTATGAGAATATGGGTTCGAATGAAGGACAATCCATCTATTCTTAAACTAATCAAAGAAGAAGACTATAATGAAGAATCGATGATTAGGGAGAAAGAAACCAAGTCTAAACTAGATTCAATATTGAAGTCTGGTAGAGCGCCTGGTATTAACACAACGCCTAATGCTGAACCATCATTACAGTATAAAGGAAAGTATGATGAGGGAGCAGTGGCGGATTATCTTGATACTACTTTAGATAGTGCTAAGAAGCGTGCTATCGAAAGAGAAAATACAACTGGCAATGCATTTAAGAAAACCAAAGTACCTATTAGGAGGAAGAAATAAATGGAAGAAATTAAACAAATATCCTTATCTGAACTTGGTTTGGAAGCAGAAACAACCCCTGCTGAAAAGGCCGCAGCAAATGAAAATGCAGTAGAGGTTACTCCTATTACTGAAGAACAACCACCTGTTGCTACTATATCTAAAAGTAGCTTAACAGATGCAGTTGAACCTGCAGAAACTCAAGCAGCTAAATCTAGTTTAGCAGAAATTGCTAAGAACACTTCTATTGGTGATGATGGTTTGACTCAATATGGTGAAGTAATTCACAATGTAGACAAAATCGCTAAGAAACCAAGAACAAAACCTGATGATGCTATCAAAAAGAACTTTGATAATTTAGTAGATATGGCAGATCATGAAATTGCTCGTACCAAATCTGAACTCACAGGTCCTGAAGGCCTAATCACTAAAGGTAAGGAAGAGTACGTTAATAATCAATATGAAAAATTAATGGCTCGTGCTAAAAACAATCCTCATCTCGCAGAATTTATTAAAAAGATTGAAGAGATTATTGAGACAGAACCTCGCTTTGATGGTATTACAGATTACGAACACAAAGGATATATCTTATTCACTGTAGCTCGTGATAAAACTGTTGAAACCAATAACGATTACTTCGGTATTAAAGAAGAAACTATCAAACGAGTTCCTCGTATGAGTTCTGATGTAGCAAAAGAAGTAGATAGCTTCACAAATGATAAAGAGGAAGAAGATGAATTCTCTTTCTTAGATGATGATACAGTTGAATTAGGGGTTACTCCTAAATCTGTTCTTCCTATTCAAGGTGAAGATGAAGAAATTAAAGAAGAAGCTTCTAAGAAAGAATCTGATGATACTAAAGTAACTAACTCTATGGCTGAAAAAGAAATTAAAGAAGACGTAGATGAAGAAGATGTAAGTTATTCTTCTGCTTTAGCTGAGGAAGAAGATCCAGAAGAAAAAGAATTGATGGCTGACGTAGAATCTGATGAACCAGAATTGACTGAAGAAGAAATTCGTGAACTTAGCCAACAATATAAATCTCAAGTATTAGAAGAATTGAAGCTTGAACGCAGTAATGATTTAGATGGATTCTCCATTTCCAATAAACCTATTAAATTGAAATCTGCTCTTCAAGTAGAACGTTCTTCTTACACAGTAACTTGGGGTTTACAATACACTGGTAAACCAATTGAAATGACTCCTATCTCTGGTGAAGAGCTACTTCAATTGAATCCTCAAAATACAGATATGACTTCTATTAATGGTCTTCGTACTATTTTCAATATCATGTATCGCCACACTGTAGGTAAGAAACCAGATATTGATACTTGGTTAAAACAAATCTCCGTATATGATTTAGACTGCATGATCTTTGCTATGTACATGGCAAACTTCAAAGATACAAACTACTTATCTTATCAATGCCCTAATAATAAATGTAACAACCTCTTTATCAATAAGAAGGATGTTAAAGATATGGTGGTATATCCTAATGATGAAGTTAAACAACGCTTTGAAGATATCTTACATAGCCGTCCTGTAAAATCTAAACTTTTCAGAACAAAACCTATCCAAGTATCTAGAGATTATGCATTTAGTTTCTGTACTGAATCTATCTATGGTGATATGATTGAACGTGCTGCATTGACAGATGAGTTTGCATCTAAATATGCTAACGTAGTTCAAATCATGGCTAATATTGATACTATCTACAAAATCGATAACGTAACAAAACAATTATATCCAATCGATTTAGGTGTTGTAGAAGACAGCTTATCCAAAACAGTAATGCGTAAGGTTAAAGCTATTTATGAAATCATGAAGAACTTGTCTTCTGATGAACATGCTACTCTTATGGGTGAAGTATATAAAATCACTCGTGTATTTACTGATGATAAGATCACTTATCAAATTCCTTCTACAGAATGTGGTAAATGTCATACTACTATCGAAGCTACTCCTCAAGGTGCTCTTCAATTGCTTTTCACTCGGGCCTTTTTACCGATCGGGGCGCTTTCTATTCAATAGTAATGACCCTATGTAATTACTATAAAGGCAGATTATCGTTTTCTGAAGCATTCAACTATGACGTTGGGTTTTTAGTGTATCTTCATTTTAGATATATGAAAGAGATACAAAATAAGACGGTACAGAAAGCCAACCAAGCAGAAGAAATGGATTCTATCCTTAAAGGTGATTGATAGGCATAAAGGAGGATTTTATAATTCGATGAATTTAATAGAATTCAGTCAGTTAATTTCCTCTAAAGTTGTAGACGATAAGCTATTTTCTCGAGAAGTAGCATTATACGATATTTTATTAGGTAATTGTAGAAATACCGATATCTTGGATATTAATATTTCCGAGTGTGATGGTATTTTTATAGTAACCTTATTATCAGATGAATTGGCTCATACTATAGAGGAGCGATTGGATAACCAGATTATTCCTGGAGCATTCCAGCCGCTATATAAGATATCTTTAGAGTCTAATAAGAATATCTTAAAATTCAAATTAATAGATTTCTAAACTTAATCAAATAGAACTCCCATCTAGCACTAATTGCTAGATGGGAACTATTAATTAAATTTGAATTTATTATACTTATGGAGGATGCTTTAAATGAATAATGATGTAGTAGAATTCTATGCATTAGATGAAGCTTCTAATGATGGAAAAACCAAGCATCTTAAATTATCTCCACTTAACGTCGCTAACTTTATTAAAGTAAATGACTTAAAAGAGATTACAAGCCCAATGTCTTTCTCTAGAGGCAATCTTCCAGATAAAGACGGCTTGTTTTCTAATGAAATCTTTGGTATTACCAAAGAAGATAGAAGTAGTATCTTTGCTTATGTAAATCTAGCAGGAGAAACATTCTTACATCCACTTGCTTACAAGATTTGGTCAAGACTAGATTCTAATATTAAACTATGTGCTCAAGAGGCAGATAATTTTGTATTAGATAAAGAAACTGGTAAATTGAAATCATATCCTGAAGGTGAAACTGGAATTGAGTTCTTAAGAAAAGTAATTAAAGTAATCGATTTTAAAAGAACTGATTCTGCTAAACGTGGTGTTAAGATTGACTTCCTAGAAAAATACAGAGATAAACTTTTTATCAAAGATTGCGTAGTAATCCCAGTAGGCTATCGTGATATTAATACCGATAAAGATTCTAGAACTAGTGTTGGTGAGATTAACCAATTATATGGCAAAATTCTTAGAGACGTTCAAGCGTTAAAGAATAGTAACGAGTATGGTTTAACCCTTAATGGTCAAACTAGATGGCGTATTCAAGAGAATTTAGCTGCTATCTATGACTGGTTGGTATTTGGTAGATATGAAGGCAAAGATGCTCAAGCATCAGGTCTTTCTAGAAAAATGGGTCTTATTAGACGTGCTGGTATGAAGAAGTCCTTTGACTGGGGTGCTCGTCTAGTTANAGTATTTGGTAGATATGAGGGTAAAGATGCTCAAGCATCAGGTCTTTCTAGAAAGATGGGTCTTATTAGACGTGCTGGTATGAAGAAGTCTTTTGACTGGGGTGCTCGTCTAGTTATCTGTACTCAAAATCTAAGAAAAGAATCTATTGCCGATATCGATATAGATATTGATAGTATTGGTCTACCAATTGCTGCATTATGTGCCAACTTCTTCCCTTATATGCTTTATTGGATTAGACGTTGGTTTGAAAATAATATCAGTGACCAAATGGATATGCTAGTAACAAATCTAAAAACAAAAGAAATTACTAGAAACAGAGTCCAAGATTGGCAAATGGTTTATTCTGATGAACGTATCAAAAAAGAATTAGATAGATTTATGCATGGCATGAGTAATCGATTTATTCCTATCGAAGCTCCTATTGATACAACTGGTATGAAAATACCTAAAGGAATGAAACCTTATCTAAGATATAAAGGTTATATGGTAGATGATGTTAAGGCTGCTGAAAATCTTATTTCTGATAATAAGGTAGACAGTCTTCCTATCAATGAACGTCCTTTAACTTGGTGTGACTTAATCTATATGGCAGCATTAGATATCACTAAAGATAAAATGACTCTTATCACACGTTTCCCAATCGATAGTTATTGGAACCAATATGCTGCTAAGATTAAAGTTATTTCTACTATTCAAACAGAACCTATGATCATTAATGGTAAACTTTATAAAGAGTATCCTAAGATCAGAGCAGAAGATTTGAATACAAATACTACTAACAGATTTATCGATGTAGCTTTACCAAATAACGTTCGTTTGGATTCTATCGGTGGTGACTATGATGGCGATACAGTATCTTCTAAAACACCATTCTCTATCGAAGCAAATGAAGAATTATATAAACTTATTTCATCTAAACGCCACTATATATCTATGGGTGGTGTAAATGAAATGACCACTTCTAAAGAAGGTAAACAGGCTTTATATGACCTTACTAAAACCCTTCCAGATGATGCAAAAACTTTAAATAAAGCAGAGTTTAAAACAAAACCTAAGTATTTGAAGTAACTATGATTTTATCTTCACAAACATTGATGTAATCATAGCCTATGCAATCGAACGGGAGGATTAAATAGTATGGGAAAGTTTATACCTATTATTGAAGTATATAATAGAAAGACTAATCTAGAGTTTCAGCCTATGAGGAATAGATCCTATCCATTATATGAAACTTATAAAACTAATTACAATTTTGAAAATATCAAAGAGTCTGTCTATGCATGGCAATCTTTCTCTGATAATACAAGCAATAATTTTAACAAGGTTTTAGAATTATTCGAGTACGTCTCAAAAGAGGGGACCCAATCTCAATTAGAAGAAATGACTTCTATTATTAATAGAGATATTATCCCATACGTCAAATCCCCTGCAATTTTTAAGAATTCTATTCTTAAAACAAAAAGAGGGCTTGATGAAACTGTAGCTATTGAGTGTTTGGATTCTGTATTAGAAAGAATTCATGAACAAACAGAATGTGATAGATTATTAAGAAATCTATCTACTATATCTAAGAGATTTAATATAGATAAGATCATCAAGAATAATATCTTATATGAAGATTCTGTTCCTGATACTATCTATAAAGTATGCTCTCTAATAGATACTTATACTATGGATTTTAAAACCAAGTATTGTATTGCTTTAGAGACTTGCTTATACTCTGTTTCTAAATATGCTGGAGATATGATATCTAGATCTGATATTGTTGAAAATGTTACCGATTACTTCCTTATGAATGGTGGTACAAATGATATCAATAAATTCTTAGATAAAGTATCTGAAGCTGTTAAGAAAGATAACTTTATTAATCTCTCTGAAGACACATCTTATATCAACAGATTACAACGACTTCATGCAGAGATGATTAGTGAAGATAATATAGATTTAGACAAACTTGTTAGTGATAACTATGCCAAGACTTCGGTGTATGGCTTGGCAGAAGCTATGGAACAAATGTCTATAGTTACAGAAGCATTAGAGAAACTTTGTGAAGATGATACCTTAGATAAGATTCATGATATCGTTACCAAGGTTAAAATGGCTCCAGTGAAAACTAATGCTATGACTAAAGAAGCTATTAGATCCATTCTAGTTACTTCCAGATTACAAGACTTAGATAAAGGTACTAGGAATTCTTTATCTCTTGTATTCTATACAGTCATTGTGGCTGGGGCATTAGCAGTTAATGTTGTCGGTGGGTTGTTTGCAGGTATTACTGCTTATATTATGCATAAGTATATGAATAAGGAATATCTCAAAGAATCTATTCAGGAATGGAAAGAGCATAAGTATTCTGTTACTAGGAAACTTAAAGAAGAAACCGATCCTGAAAAGAAACGTAAACTGGAAACTTATTTAGAAGAAGTTGATAAGAGTATCGAAACTTTAGAAAATGAGTACGAAAAACTTAGAGATAAAACTATGGATGAAATAAATAGTGCTCAAGATAAACGGGAAGTATCTCCGGATTATAATGGTAGTAGTTCCTTAGTAAATCCTTTAGGTAAAGAAACTCCTCAAGCTAAGTTCGGTGCAGATAAATCTTTGATCAATTCCTTCTATAAGAAAGATGAAACAAAACCAGTTTTATCTAATGACGATAGTTCATCTAAGTCTAAAGATGACGATGATGATTTTGATGACTTCGATTATTAATGGAGGTATATTAGATGAACTTATTTGAGCGTTTGATCTTACAAGAAGCTCCTAATCCTCCTCAACCTAATCCTGAAGAAGAAGGTCAACAACCTCCTAATTTTGTTGATGGCCCTGAAGCTCAGGAATCTGCTCCAGAAGATCCTAATGCAGGACAACCTGAAGATGCTCCTCCACAAGATGGTGGCGGAGAAGCTCCAGATCAGCCTGATATGAATATGGGTGGCGGAGAAGAACCAGCTCCTGAAGAAGGTGAAGGTGGGGAAGGAGAAGAGGGTTCTGAAGATGGAGATATGGAAGGCGGCGAAGAAGGTGGAGACGAAGGACTAGAAGGTCCTGAAGCTCAACAACAAGCTGATGACTTCTCATCTGATGAACAAGAAGTTTTCTCTGATCTAAAACCTGAACAAATGGCAGTAAAACATAAAGAGCTTAAAAAACAATTTAAGAACTTTAATGATACTATCTTTAGTGCCATTGATAAGATTAATAATATCTCTCATGCTTCATATGATGATTCTCTATTAAGCTTTATTTCTCGTAAGCTATTAGAGTTGAAAGATATGAGTAGAGATTACTTGCTTGATGTATATGATACAAAGAGCTATATAGAAAACCAAATTCAATTACAGAAGATGGTTACAACTTTTAATTATATTACTAATCTTCTTTCTAATATCAAACAAAATAGAGAAGCAGAATATGTAAGATCTGCTAAGGAAAATGATAAGAACAATAATACACGTTCTGAAGACTATCCATATTTATTTGTAAAAGATATTGAATTAGATTAAAAAATTAAAAAGATACAAATTATATATACAAACATATTGGTAAATCTATAGATGCCTCCATTCCCCTTGTTTTGCAAGGGTTAACCAGGGGTGTCTTACCTTCATAGATTTAATTAAATTTAATTAGATTTTTTGCCATTTTTAGAAAAACACAATTTATGCATAAATGGCTCTTTCTCAAAAAGGAGGAAATAAAACATGGCAGTAGTTGGCAATCCAACTGGTAAAAATGATTCCATCCTTCGCGGTTATGAACAAGATAGCATGCATGGCATTGCTAGTCAATTTGCTCAAATCGCGAAAGCTGGCTTAAGCGAACAAGTAGACTTATATAGCGAACCTCGCAAATTCTTTATGAGCGATACTTTGAACAGCGAAATGCGTAACTTCTTCGTTGAAAACGCTTTTGATAAACAAGATCCTAAATTCTCTTCTATCGATGCTGTAAACGAAGAATATGGTATGCTTAATGCTTTATACCAAAACGACGTTAAAGGTATTTGCGAAGCTGCTCCTCTTGGTGCTTATAACCCAGTTGTTGGTATCACATTCCCTATGCACAAAAACTTGTTGATGACAACTGTATTCGACAAAGGTGCTATTCCTAAGGACGTAGCTGATACTCCTCAATTCACACTTTCCATGGAAACTCGTACTATGTACAGTCCAGATGGTCGTGAAATCGATATGTTCTTGGAACAAAACAAAATTAAAGATGTTATCGAACGTGCAGTTCCTCATAAAGACATCGTAATCATGCTTCCAGAAGATCAAGAAACTGATGTTCTTGCTCTATTGGGTGCTACTAATAAAACTGTAGCTAACGTTTCCCGCTCTTCCAAAGTAACTAAATTGTTGGTTAAAGACGTTTACGTTGCTAAAGGCGAAGAAAAATACGACGCTACTACAAAAGAAATCGTAGTTGAAACTGCTGGTGCTGTAGGCACTAAAGTTATCACTGTTGAACCAGTTAAATTCGTTGCTGCATACGGCCAATATGATCGTACTTTCCAAAAACGTATTGACTTAATCGTTCCTACTGATAATGCTGGTGGTACTCGTAAAGAAATTTTCCAATTCGCTGGTTCTATGCATAAAAACCGCTTCACATTCATGGCATCTTCTGCTAACATCGTGGGCGTAGTATTATCTGCAGCATTGGATGTATCTTCCGCAGCGTATGAAACTCCTAAAGTTAAATGGTCCAGCCGTACTGATTACTTCGAAATTCCAGAAGCACCTCATATGACTGTAACTATTTCTCCAGAAGAAACAAAAGACATTCAAGCAATGTACAATGTTAACCAATTGACAAAAATCATGTCCATGATTAAATTGTCTATTCTTAACTACAAAGATGACAAAATCTTGGAAAACTTGGATGACTCCTTCTTGAATCTTCCTACAACATCCAAAGTTACTGGTGCATTCAACTTCGTACCACCAGATAACTTCTTGGGTTCCCATGTAACTTGGAGATATGAAACATTCATGGATTACCTTGATACTCAAATCACTACAATGCTTCAAGTATTGAATGATGAAAACATGACAGTATCTATCTTTGGTCGTCCTGAATTGATTCGTAAAATCACTCCTAAAGAATACACATACACAACTCCTCCTAGCATTGGTCCAGTTATCTTGGATTACAAGAAAACTGTAAAAACTAGTGATAACCGTGTATACCAATTCATTAGCTCCAACAAAATGCGTAATGATAACAACCTTATCATTATCTTGAACCCTCGTAACACTAACCGTGTTATCTACAAAATCTTTGATTATCAATTATACGTTGGTAACGAAATCCGCGACACTGCAAACTATCAATTGCCAGCAGTAACTGCGTTCGAACGTTTCTTATTCGTTCAATACCAACCAGTTCAAGGTCGTATCCAAATCGTTAACCCAACAGGTCTTGTTGAAGATATCGAAAACAAAACTCCTGTAAGCAAAGATCGTGCTATGAACGACTACACTGCTAACAAAATTACTTATACTCATGATGCTAAAGGCAACGGTGTATATGTAGACCATACTGCAGAATTACCTGGTACTGCTCGTTCCGTAATCTATCCTGATGGCAAAGCTCCTGGCGTTCCTCAAGATGGTATTGCAGATCAAAACTATGCATACCCATCCCCTAACTATGCAGTAACTGATCCTAAAAACTAATCTAATTAGTTAGATCAGAAAAAAATAAACTTTAATAGATCTTAGAGAAAAGATCTTAAAATTATTTTCAAGCTTTTGAAAATCCGATGACAACTCCCCATAGACCACTACGGTCTATGGGGTTGATTGTGCCTAATTTAGAATTACATCTTGATTTGTACAATATCGGTTTCTGATATATTATTTGTTATATCTGAAGCAAATTCTAATTCTTCTTTTAATTCTGGGAATACATAGGTATCAAACTGTTTATCTTTAGATTCTTTTATCCCATCTAAATCTTCTTCTAATCCTTCACCATTACCTAGGTAAGTATAATTAAATACTCCTACCATATCTTTCCTATAGGCACAGAAGTTATATGTGACAACTGTTTTAATAAAATTCTTTAAAGAGTTTACATCTCCTCTTAGAGCTATATTTCCACAATCCTCAATACAAGATATATACTCTATTACATTTTCTATTTTTCTAATATTAGAATCTTTAAATACTCTTTCGTTTCCAAAATACAAAGCTCTATAATCTTTTATAAGAATCGTGTTAATCAGCATTTTACCAAATAAATCTATTATAGGAACCATATTATTGATTCTATCTAATCCAGTAAGCTTCTTTAAATCAAATAGTTTTATATTATCATATAATTCTTGACCATCTAATTTTAACAAAGTATCATGTTTTTTACCCTTTGGATCCTTAATAATTATATTTGCCGATAACTCATTGAACCTATAATAATTTGGTACTGAATAAATTCTTTTATTACTTTTGCTTTCAAAATTTTCCATTATTACCATTTCGACTTTTTCCATTATTATCTCCTCCTTACTAATATATCATCGTTATAGTATATAAGTAAAAAAAAAATAAAGAAAGACAAAGCTCTCTTTATTTTGTTATTTTATTTGATCCCTCTTAGATCTATCGTACCTCCATTGTATTTATAATATGGGTTTCCATCCCAATTTGTCATATATAACGCTGGAAATCTTGTATGCTTATTTCCAGAAAGCTTCAAACCTTTTAGCAGATAATGATACATCTCACTTTGAGTCATATTTGAATCTCTCAAAACGATATTGAGATGAGATCTCTCAATTACTACACCTCTCTCATCTTTAACAACATAATTGCTTTCGTTTAATACCGTTCTAATAAATTTTCTTATTTCTCTATCAGTTCCTCTTATAGCGAATGGTACAAATCTATCTATGATATAACTATAGCAAATTATTTCATTACGTTCTCCGCCTACAATGCAACGGTGTTTCATTTTAACTATATCATTCTTTATCATATTCCTAAAGAAAGATAAAAGTTGATATTTATCATCTATAGAACGTGCTTTAATGCATTTGGTTATATCTTTAAAAACTTTTGATCGATCACCCTTTTTATTATTATTAAACAATTTAACCAATTTGCAATCTTGGCTTTCTAATGATGTATAATCAATACCATTTTTGCTTAGTTTTACCCCATATGCATTTTTAATTTTCATTTTCTTTTCTCCTTATTAAAAAATATAAAATATAAAATGAAATTAAATCTAATAGACTCTCATGTCTATCTCATTATTATAGTATATAATTATAAAAAAAATGATTTACAGAAAAAAAAATAAAGAGAGACTAAGCTCTCTTTATTTTATAATGTGAAATTGCGACTACGTTGTTCGTAGTACGCTCTGTCAATACTACCTCCTTCTTCTTCGTAATCGTCAGATTCAAATTTTTCTTCTAATTCAGATAGATCCAAATTTAGATCTTCGAATTTAAATTCTGTTTTTTCTAATAATTTCTTTATGAAGATTTCTACTTCATCTTTTGTACCACGAACTGCAAGAGGTGCCCAATAGTCACTCTCATAAGAGTACATTAGTTCACCGTCCTCCACATACCGTTCTTCCATGTGGATATCTAAATAATTCACCCAATGTTTAGATATTGTTATCTCCTCTTTAATAATAGTTTCAAAAAAGTTTTTCAGAAAGGCTTCTACAAGACCTTTCTCATCAAACTCTTTTAACTTATCAATTTCCCTTTTTAGATAAATTTCAATATCATTGAATTCTACATCCTCTATATTATGATACTCGCGTACAAGCCAATCTTGTACTTCTTCCATAACCTTGCGATTTTCGATATAGCAATATCCTCTAATTTCCATTTTTGTTCCTCCTAAAATTAATAATAAATGGATCCAATAGACTCTCACATCTATCTCACTATTATAGTATATAATCATAAAAAAATGTTTTACAAAAAAAGAAGTAAGGAATAGTTCCTTACTTCTTGATTTATTTAAAATACAGGATATCCAAGATCGTCTATAAAATCATGTTTATTAAAGACATATTCTTTTGTTTTAGTAAGAACCACATCTGAATTTCTATATAATCCTAATCCTCTCCAGACATGCCATTTACTTAGCATATTGGAAATAATAGATAGGTTTTTAGATTCGTAAATATTATTATTAGTTAGATCAATCTCTAGATATCTAGCTATATTTATTATAGATCTAAAATCTAAGTCTTTAATCTCAGTAGTTAGTGATTCACATAATGAACCTTTGAACTTCTCATTATCTTTTGTAACAGTATTGAATAGAATAAGTTTTAATCTAATATATGGGTCAAGCTTGCATAATTCATCCTTTAGTGCCTTATCCTGTCTCATTATTTCTTCTAATCCAACAATAAAATCTTCAGTATACTCACAATAGTTATTATACTTATTATTTTCTATTATAGCTTCAAACATAAGTTTTACCTCCAATTAACTCATAAAATAAAATGGATCAGTATCTAAACTATCATAATATGGATACTCACCATTAGTATAATCTCTTATATTCTCTTTCATTCGTGTGTATTGAATACTGAGCTTATCCCATACACGCCACAATCCTAATATATTGGATAATACATTTAGGTTAGTAGTAACAGTACCATCCATAGATTTATATTCAGCTTTTTCATCTATACCTAGATAATTAGCTAATTTTATAAGAGATTCTATATCCATATAATTAGCTTGGATTTTGAATGTATGGCTTAATATCAAATTATCTAAAGGATTATCCTTGATACTAGAAAATAAAATAAATTTTATCTTACCAAAAGAATCATATTTATCCCAAGATCTTTTAAAATTTTTATTTTTCTTATACAAAGTCTCTATATGCTCTACCAATTCATCTATTGAATTAATAAAGCCCATGTAGCCAGATTCTGCATCTTTTATTATAGCCGAAAACATTATTCTTCCTCCTCATCCATAACGTTTAATAATAAAGCATTTTGATATGCTTTTTCTATTAGGACACCTTCTAATTCTGGATGTAGATCGATTATGGTATCGGCCTCATACATCCTATAGATCTCATTAATTATCTTAGCTTCTTCAATTCCATAAAGTTGACAAATAATAAATTTAAAGTCAGAAAATTCTATAGGCATTAAATCATCGTCATAAATAGCAAATTTCATTTTTGAAATTATACTTCCTTTACATTTAGTACGATCAAATCCTATTTCTTTACCATAATACGGAATAGAAATAAGATTTGCCATAAGAATTGTTAATTTGGTAATCCTAATATATATTGAATCCATTTCATTTGGTAGCATCTTTGGATATATTTTAGATATAATTTCTTTTAACTCTTCTATTGAATTTATTTCTTTTGAACAGATATCTTTTTTATCTTCATCATAATAAGCCACTTTAAACATAATCTAAACCTCCTAATATTTACACACAACAAAAAAGAAGAGGAAATTAATCCTCTTCTTATTTTAGTAATTGATGGATAACCACTGCTAATACTGCAATGATAATCATAACTTTCATACTCATTTCAACACCCCATTTTTAATCAGTTCAAATAATATTACAATAATAGCAGTCACAACAGTTGCTATTATTGAAAATTTATCATTCATTAAATTTCCTCTCTGTAATTAGGAACGAATTTCTTTATTTTTTCTTCATCTAATTTACCACTATCTAGCAATTGGAATGAAATATCCATTGCGTAGATATAATAGAGAGTATCTTCGACCCCATCTATATACATCCATTCTCCATCATCTCCAACTCTAACCCATAAATTATTATATTTTGGGTGATATTGAAAATAGGCTATCTTATTTGTATTATACTCATTTACAGCTACAGCACCTTCTATTACATCGCTATTTTCTATATTATGATAAGTAAAAGAAGATTCATCATATGTAGCTACTTGAATAGGTGTCCCATCATCATAATATCCTGAATAGATATTGTCGTATGCATAAGATGTATTTGAAATTAATAAGATTCCAAATAAGAATAGAATAGATAGTATTATAGATTTAAAATTCATAAGATACTCTCCTTAATTAAAAACTAATATCGTTGAGTCATCATTTGATAAGTACCATGATCTAAAATGTGACTATTGTTGTTACGCATTACGTCTACAATGTATTTTGCAACATAATAACGTGGTTCAGTACCCATTGGTCTAATAGGATTAGTTTCATCCCAATGATCTGACCCTTTCATAGATGTCTTCATGATACCGCTTTTTAGATAGATTTCAAAGTCCATTACAGAATCTTGATCCATATTATTAATAGTAATACTGCCAGTAACTTTTTCATTTGTTGTTGTATACTCTAGAGTATCAGGATATACATAAGTCTCTGGGTATGCAGATACTTTCATCTTGCCTTTAGCATCAACATTTTTTGTGATTTTTTGATTGTCCTCTTTAATAGGAGGATGGGAACTTTGAACACTCATATCTTTAGAAGAGGAGTATTCTGTATTTGTTGCTGCAGTAGTATTAAAGATATCATAATTATTTTGCAAATAGCCTGCACCACTACCAACTACACAAGCTAATACTAAAACTGCAATATATTTTGCTTTCATCATTTTTATATCTCCTTAGTTATCAATACTTGGGATTGTTCCATCTTTAATTAAGTGGAATAGTTGCATCAATGTAACGGTATTCAATCTATCACCTGTCTCAGTTTCTGTGTTATTAAGCCACATGCGATAGAAGATATAATAAGTTACACTTTTATCAACTTCGAATGTTGAGGAATCCATTTTGATTGGACCCCATTTAGCACCTTGAACTTTTTGCCCATCTACTTTTCCAGTAGTAAGATAGAACTTCCCAGTGTTTTTATCCCATAAATAATAAACTTCTATTTCTGGATTGTTTCCATTAAGTTTACCCTCTAGGTCTTTAACTTTCATTGTAACTCGACCTTTGTAAACATTTTCCTTATCAGTTTTAAACAATCCAAAACTTTCTGAAACAAAGTTAATTCTTAAAGCCCCTGTAACGTCATCTCGCACATATGTACTAAATGCACTTACGTTAGTGCATGCAAAAAATAGGCTTAGTACCACTACCAATTTAGCTACTGTCTTGATTACTTCTTTCATTTTATTCTCCTTTTAGACAAAATAGAAGAGAATGGGAACTCACCCCATTCTCTTTAATGTGTGTAGATATTAACCGCGATAACGTTTTGGTTTAACCAATGCCAATACTTCTTGGCAACAGGTTGCATACTCCATCAAGAAGGAGCGGATAGGAACTTTGATATAGTTTACACGAGTTTCGTCTCGTTTAAAATCAACAGGTCCTTTTGCTAACTCTGTCTCAATAGCGAATACGCTTTCAGCAAGAGAGTTAAACATTCTTGCTTTAATAGCATCGATAGTAATAAGAGTTTCATTAGAATACTCTACGGCATATTTAGATGCTAGTAATGCCATCTTGTCGTAATTGAATGTCTTCTCTAGACAATTCTTTTCACGAACTAATAGTTTGATGATAGAGATATTGTTTTCATTTCTCTTATCAAATACACCGTTAGTTACGAATGCAGAAAAGATAGCATCGATGAATGGTTGAATGTTTGTTTTCAACTCATTCGGATGAAGTACGTCGAATTCTTCTTTCATAGAATCAAAAGATACTCCATCTAAACCACGTTCTGTAATATGTAAGAATCCTGCTGTTGGATCTTGGATATTGTTTTTAAGAACGTCTTTAATGTAGCAGATTGTAGGGAAATGCTTTATGTGAGCTTTATTCCCTTTCATCATTAGATCATTAGCTACATTTTGACATTTGCCATATTCTGCAACTTCAGATACTGGACGGCCATAGTTGTCGTACTTATCTTGCTGATAAGTGTTGTAGTTACTCTTAGATGCTGGTGTACCATAATAAGAGCTTTTTGTTGTAGTAGACTTGCCATATTTAGGTTTGGAGTAATTGTTGTTACGATTTCCTCCACGAGAATAACTACTACGTTTTTGATTGTTGCTGTTTGTTGTTTTCATTTTAAACAAACCTCCTCTTAAAAAAATAATTGACTTAAACAAAATACCTAGTTTTCTTTAACTCAGGTTCACTATTATAGTATATAACTGAAACTGATTTTTACAAGAGGATATGATATAGAGCGTTAAACTCTATATCACAAGCCCCTAAAGAGTAGAAGAAAAGAAAACTTACTTTAAGAGGTACGCTGAACCTCTAATATATAGTATATCTATCTATGATTTTTTACATCCATAGGAGAACCAGTTCCAATACACATATCGGACTTTTTAGGTTCTACAAATGGTTCTTCTTTTTTCTTATTTAACTTCTTTCTGCTATAAGTCACCTTATTAGCATCATAGTCATTCAAAGCACGTCTATCACTTACATAAATATTATTATTCATAGTACCCATCCTTTCTTATACTGGAAACATTTAGATAATTGTACAATTTATTTTACTCTAGAGTTATTTAAGGAGGATTAACATTGGATATCCTAGCTAAAACTAAACTTAAAGATGCTTATGATGATATCGAAATAGCGATTCAGAATATAAAGAAAGATCCAAAACAAGAATTTATTTTGGATTTACAAAATGCATTGAACAAATTCTTTGATGCTAAATGTCTTAGAGTTTTATACACTAATAATACAGATAAACTCTTCTTTGGTATCTATGCTATGCCTAAGATCGATGCTGAACAAGTAATCAAAATCATCACTGGTGGTGAAAAATACGTTATCGATCAATATTACTTAGAATTAGATTCTAAATTGTTCCAAGAAGATATCAATCTTTCTGCTAAAGAAATTGCTGCTCTTCTTATGCATGAAGTATATAACTTGGTAAGCGATGCTGCTCCATGCGAATCTGTATGTAAAGCAATCGATGCTCATCTTACAAAAAATAATGACGTATTAAAGATCTCTGACTCTATCCATTATATGGAATTATTATCCTATGGTTTCAGAGATGCTGTTCGTAAATTTATTACTATCTTTGATAAAAAAGAAGTAGATAATAATCCTGTTATGAATGATTTCTTTGAATGGTGTGGTTATGAACAAAATATCAAATCTGCATTCAATAAGATTGCTTTGAATTGGTATAACTACAACAAAGAAATCAATAACAAATTCATTGTATTGGCATGGGTACTAAGAGTATATAAAAATGTTCGTGATAACCGTATTCCTGCTCTTATGATGATTGATCGTTGTAAACAATTATCTCCTTCTAAGATTGAAATCAAAGAATTGGATAATATCGCTAGACGTTTAAATCGTATTGATGATGATGCATTGATCGAATCCGCTGGTACAGCTGAGCATATCTTATATGAAGAAGTAAAATCCTCTATCCTTCCTAATAAGAAAATGAAATCTGTTCCAGAAGCAATGGAAGATGATTTAGTTAAGATCGCTATGGAGCAACAAAATGCATTAGAAAACGAACCTGATGCTATTCCTATGCTTATGGCTAATATCAATTCTAAACTTGCTTATATTCAAGACTACGTTGAAAATAATCAACTTACAAAAGAAGAATTCAAACAACTTGATCGCATGTATAAAGAACTTACAGTTAAACGCGATCAATTGTTCAAAGGTGATCTTTATGATACACGCATGAAGATCTATGATGAATACGAACTTGAAGCTGAACAATAAAAAAAAAGAGAAGGGATTTAGTTCCCTTCTCTTTTCTTTGTGTCTATTTGAAATAGTCTGGAGGTATAATCTTACCAGGATCTATCCTAAAACCATATGGGAACTCAGATAATTTTTCCAAGAATAGACGTTGGTTTATATAAGTAAAGTTATTTCTATCATAGAAGTTCTTATATAATAGATGCAAGTCATTGAAATAGTTTCTAGCATTTCTAAATTGCAATCTAACAGTTTTGAGATCTACAAAATTATCATCACATAACTCACTCTGAGCTCTAATCATTTCAGGATGATTGGATTTAAGATATTTGATAAAAGAGAATAAAGCCATATTTACTCTAGTACGTCTTTTATCTGCAATATACTTTTCATAGAATTCATCAGTAGTTTCTATTCCTTCTTCTTGAAGAATAAGATTTGTAGCATTTGCAAGCTCAATCTTATTATTTCTTAATAGGTTCTCTTTGAATTCTGCTACCATATCTTCAATCTCTTGACCTATTCTAGTATTCTTAAAGAATCCTTGTTCATATAATTCAGACAATTCTTTAATCTTATATTCTTTCTCTAACATCACGCTCTCCTATCTCTATCTAGATCATTACCTCTAGTAATACCATTCTTTACCATATTAGGAAGGATTATACTTGTAGGATACTCTCCATTATTGATATAGAAGAAGTATTTGCTTGTATAAGGTCTTAAACTATTAGATTGCATAGCCTTGATAAAGCGTCTAAATTCTGTAACATTACCAACATTATTATTTAAACTAGAACCAACTGTGCTTAAATATGGTATAGCAATCTCTGCTCTAAATCTACAATACTCATCATATAGGTCAGAGAATATTTCTTTGGTATTCTTTCTAGCCCCTAAGAATCTTCTTATATCTACATATTGCTTATATGTCATAGGATACTTTTCTTTAGTCAATTCTTCTTTGTGTAGAATAAATGGGCTATTGATCTTAACTAAATATTTTACAAATGGTATATCCACATTAAGAGCAGTATCAAACATTCCTTTATTATTTCTTATACAAGTTTTAAAGAGTTCATCTAAAACATCATTGCTCAAAGATATAGATAGAGATTCTTCTTCAACTGGCAAATCCACAGTATCACTAATATCTGTATCTATGCCATTAGATGCAATGATATTCTCTAATTCCCTATAAATTAGGTATTCTTTATAATCATTTAATTTAGATGATATTCTTGATTGAATATCAAAAGGTAAAGCCCCATTATCGAATTTTAGTAAAGCTTTCCCAATAAGTATTCTTTCTTTATGATTCATTGTTACTCCTCCTTAGCAAATCCTATCTTTCTTTTACTTTTCTTAGCATCTTCTGCTTCTTTGCCTTCAGCAATAGCCTTTCTTACACCAGCTCCACCTTTACCAAAATAAATAGGAGTGTAAACAATTTCTCCA